GCCTGGAAATGCTCCTTTAATTTTTACAAGTGTTCCCATTAATTCTCCTCCATCTATTAATTCTTGGAAGCCCCCCTTATTATCTTGTTTATGCCATCTTTCCAAAGAAGCTAATGGTATCACACCTCCGTAATAAAGCAACTGAAATCTTGTCGCATGCGATAGTTTTATTTTTAAATGTTTAGCTAAAGCATGTGCTGACATTCCATAGTTAGTACCATGACCTGCTCGTTTACACATGTCACGATAGGTGAAGTGTAAATAATAAGGTTTATCGGCCAGCTCCCTGTCTTGTACAGGATCATGAGACCAACCTAAGTTGGGCCACACCATCTTAACAACTTCAGTATGCAAGTCTGTGCTTTCACATGCATTTATATAATCCTTATCTCCTGCCACATAAGCAGTAACTCTTGACTCCGCTTGTTCTAAATCAGCATAGAACATTACCTTTCCTTCATCTGGAATAAATATAGAACGCAATTCTTTTGTAACGTTTTGTAAATTAGTTCCCGTTCTCCACGGACTTTCAGATGATGACCACCTACCCGTCTCTGTGCCTGCCACATTGTAAGAGCAACGTATCCTTCCGTCCTCATCACGTTTAGATTCAAGAACAGATTCTTGTTTTGTTATGTCACGCAATGCAAGTATGGTATGACAAAAAGGTTTAGCTCTTGGATAAAATTCCCCAAGTTGTTCAAGCGCCGCTCTGTCTGTTGATATCTTTTGCTTGCCCCCTTTGTATGACACAACGGGTGGCAGTCCTAAATATTCATATAAAACTTTTTTAAGTTGTATAGGACTATTATGATTTAAATCTTTTTCCCATACAGCTTGAGCAAACAGATCAAGCATGCGTTTTAATTTTAATCTTCTTTCCTTTAAAAGTTTTTTCTTTTCGTGTACAGTTTCTTCATTAACTCTTAACCCTCGGAGCATCATATCCATTGCGGGTTGTAAGCTATCCAATTCAAACAAATAAGTTTTCTTTGTTAACCCATCAAACTCTGGAAAAATCTTGCCCCATATTTCATGAGTAAGAGTGCAATCAAGCGCACAATATACCCATTCCGTTTGTTCGGAATTTAAATCTATCTTATTTATCTCTGTGTTTTTTACTATCTTCATCACACAATTCTCCTGCTATTGCTGAGTATCCTACCATATCAATGTATGTATCGGCACTCGGGTTTCCAAACTTAGCTCTTGCTATTTTTAAGAGCAACATAAGTATTGCCACGTCGTGTGCAGATACATTATGATCGAGATAAGCAGACCATAGGTTAGCAATGTTTTCATGATTCTCCTTTTTGTTTCCGTATTCATGTTCACGTTTCCCTTTTAATAATTTTAAAGCTGTCTTTAAATTTTCCTTTATCTCTATCATCACGTACTCTCTCCATTAATTCATGCAATTCTTTTTTTGTTCTTATAGAATCTAAATCTGCTAAGTCACACACCAAATCAAAATCCTCCAGCTCATTTTCAAACCACTCCTGCGCTTGAGCATGGGCTTTCTTATCTTCCTTTCCGTTGCCTTCATATATTAAATCTTGCAACAGTTGATCAAGGACCGCACGCCACAAACGGACATGAGATCCATCTTCCCCCCAACGTTCGTCAAGCGATTTCGCTGTAAAAAAATGGGGTCGCTTCACTATTCATCAGCTTTTGTGCTCTTCGAGAACTTGGCTAATGTTTTCCATGCACCTTCATTAGTGTATATGGAGCCTAGAAAGGCCAAACCTTTTTCCATTTCTGGTTGCAACGAATGATGGGCATGCATGGTATCATGTATAAGTCCTTTTACTTTTATATTATTTTTAAATGATAACCATGACACATCATACGTTTGATTTTGTGCAACCTTAACTGTACGTTCGTCTTCTAATAAATCTTTAACCCATGCCCATGCCTTTGGCTCATCTTCCCGTGACCAATAGTTTTTAAAATGTGGATTAGGCATCCAGAATGGTACGACAATAGCGTGTTTTAAAGAGGGGGCAAATCCAATACACCTAGTCTGCCCTTCTGCTGTTTCTATATCGAAAGATAAAGGATTAAGTTCGCCGCATTGGTCTATGTACTCACGTTTAAAAGTATATAAGTCATCAATGGTTGGCTCAATCCATAGCTCTCGTTCTATGTAATTAATATCTTTAAATGTTGATTCTCTTTTTGCTTTCTTAAAGTCTGAAAAAACATGTGCCCTAAAGTCATAGTTCTTTAGAACGGAAGAAGGTGGGTAGGAAGTTATTACTTTAAATTCTCTTTTCAAATGAGGAGAACTTGAAGGAATGATTGCACCTCTGTATGTTTTAACTTTATCGAATCCCGTTAATGCCCACAATGAAACGCCTCCCATTGCTATAATAACATTGGGATTTGTCTCATTGAGTTCATTGTACAAGCGTTGCAAATCTTGTTCCATCTCCTGCTTGAGGTAGCCTAAGGTGGTATTCGGATATGATGAACGCCATTTACTTTCCTTGCACAAAGCCTTGTATTCAGAACGTCTGTGAAAAAAATTTTGGGGATTGTCTTGGGCAGGTTTTAATTGAAACGTGTGGGTGAGCATGCAATCCTCGACTTGTATCCCTGCCATCCTGCAAATCTTACTAATAATATAATCTCCTGCAAGTATCTTATTCAAACGAACTTCATTTGCATTAGGATAGTCCATAACAATGGCTATCTGTGCCCCCTCTTTTAATTGAGAAGGCACACGATTTTTTACAGCATACTCACCCATGATATATTAATGCTTAGTCAATATCCTAGATACTGAAGCTTGCAATATATCTTTGTTGCGCCCAACCATTTCGTGTTTAACAATACCACTAAACGGTTGACCGATAGTTTGCTCAAGCATTTCGCCAAACGAATTGCCACTCATACCGAGTGTCTTTGACAAAAATGCTTTAAGTGAAATGACAGGATTCCCCTGCCTCAGTGCTTTTTTGGTTGCCCAAAATTCCAACCGAGTGCCGTCACAGTTTTCCAAATCTGCATCAGTGATATCAGATTCCAGAACCGCTTGAGCTTTACAGTTGATTCGCACAATTTGGTTTTGATTTTCACCAACCCTATCCGTACGATAACTTGTGATAACAAAATCGTAACTGCCCTCAGGCAACGTTATTGTTTCAGGTATATCCTCTGGATTCATTGATAAAAAGTCAGTAACATCAGCCATTATTTACCTCCTGCTTTGATGTTAATTACATTGTCTTTACCAGACAATCTTTGTCGAGCATTCTTTTGAATAGCTTCAAACAATTTCGCTAGATCTAATGCAGTGTTCGGCTCAATTAATTTTGGAGCCGTTACTTTTAGATCCATGCGATGATCTGAAACTGTACGCAAAGTTCTCTCGACACCTTTGCTCGAACTTCTAGTATCTATTCTGCATACGCAATTAAAATACCTACCCAACTTAGTAGATAATTTGGAACCAACACTAGTTGGATATGCTTTTGACACACCCAAATCGCCTTCCATGTATTGCATATGTGTTGTCACGACCACATTACATGGAACTTCGGCACCCGTAATATATTGAATGATGTGCTGGACATCACGCGCGGCTGTTCCCCATTCTGGTTGACTTGCCTGGTCGGTTGGCTTCTTGTTATTAAATACAAGTGCCCCCCTTAAAGCCGCCTCTCCCATCAAAGTTAAACTGTCGATAACCAACACATCTTTAGATGTCCACTTACTTACGGGTCCAAACTCTTCTTCCTCATCTTTCCAATTAGAAATGAGGGTGACTCCCTTACGAAAAGCATCTGCCTTTCCAATGGGGTCTTTCAACGTAACATAACTAACTCTATTAACTGCATCAGAATTTAAAAACTCTGGAAGAATAGCTAAGCCATCGTCGTAATCCAAGATACGTAAATTGTATCCTGCATTAGCCAACTCTGCCAATGAAGCTGTCTTACCAGAACCACTATCTCCTACGAGCAGTAGCTTAGTCACATCAGTTGATTGATGATTTTTAATACTTGCCATATTTGTCTCCTATAATTTGTCATAGTATCATAATTAAAATAATTGTCAACAATTATTTTTTTCTTCTTCGTACCTTTAATCCTAAACGGATACGCCTACGATTGCGTCTCTTTTTAGAGCCGACCTTACGCCTGCCCTTGTGTTTCTTTCTTTTTAATGTAGCTTTACTCATCACATTTTATCGGGTCTTCTACTTTACTGCAATAAAATTCCCTTGCTTTTTGTTTCATTTTGTTTTGTTTAATTAATATCTTTTCTTTTTTAGATGGGTTAGGAT